ACAACTATGTATAACTCTTTGTTCGGGTCAACAGGTGGGGGAGTTTCTAATACGGATTCAAGTGGTCTTTGGATAACTACAAGAACAGGTTCAGGTAATCAGCCTATTTATAGGAATGGAAGTTCTTTTGGCTTAATTGGAAATAGTTCATCGTCAATACCTACCGCATCAATTAAAGGTTTATGTGTTGATTACAACAATTCGCAAATAATATACCAATACAGTAGTTATAACATTTGTGCAAGAAGCTATGGCAATGGCTTAAGCAGTAACGAAAGTGCAGCTTATTCATCTGCATTAAACAATTATTTTACATTATTAGGGTTAAACATATACTAAGATATGACAGAAGTTTATTTAATACCGACCAATTTAGATTTACAATACTTAATTACTTTTATAGGTACTGAAGGTACTGTTATAAATCCTGTTAAGGATGCAGATGGAAATTATATAATTAGTCAAGAGATTTGGGATAGTTATGAGTTTACTGAGTCGAGAGCTACGTTAGAGGGAGAAGGATATGTGTTTATATTGATTGATTATAACCCTATAATATATCCTCCCGGTCCCTTAAAAGATGAGATAGGAAGCGAATAGATTAAATATGCTATCTTTGTAGTATAAATAAAATCAAATGGCAAAATTAAGTAAGAAAGAATTAGAGAGGGTACAAGGTATGCTCAATGCATTTAATCAATCAAAGATGCAATTGGCTGATGCTGAGTTAGCAAAGAGGTCAATCATCAACGAGATTGATAAGATAAAAGAGGAGTACACCAAGATAGAGGCAGAGATGGCTGATAAGTATGGTGGCGGAGACTCTATAAGAATTAATGTTCAGACAGGACATATAGAAAAGAAAAAAGACAAATAAGCAAATGGGATACATAGCAAATTACGCACAAGCAACAGCACCATCATTAACCGATAAGGTTATAGGTACTGACGTAGATAATAACAACGCAACAAAGAACTTCACTATACAAGATATATTAGGGTTAGGTGGGGTTACACTTACAAATGTTTTATCTGCTGAAGACGTTGCAGTATCTCAAGGACCATCTACAACAAACTCATTGTATCAGATAGTTATCGGTGGGGCACAGGGCACAGCATCTGACCCTGTTATGTTGGATGCATCAGGTAACATTACATTTAACCAAGCAGGTACATACTTGCTAATAGCACAAGGGTGTTTTGGAAGGTCAAATGGAGGAGCTTCTGCATTAGTTCACTTTGGTACTTTTATTGATGGAGTTCAAGAGGGAGCAAGTCAGAGTGTAGGTATTAAGGATGCAGGAGACAAGATTCCATATGAGAGGACTGTTCCTATTGTTGTGACTGCAGGTCAGATTCTAAACTTTAGAATGTCAAGAGATAGTGGATTTTTTAATGAAGGGTCTTTAGTATCTTCTACTGATACAGATGGTCTTTTCACTATCACTCCCAACTTTAAGATAAATATATTAAAAGTAAAATAATGTCAGGTATTATTAGGAAGATATCTATAGGACCCGATTATAAATCCGGGGCTATGCACTACATAGTAGGGCAGGCTGTGGGTAGGGGTGCATATACCATCCATCTAATAATTTACGACAATAATAGTAATTCAATTAAAATATGGATTGAGGATGATAGTGAGGCGGTAATACTTTGGAAAGAGTTTACTTCAACTATGCCTGTGTCCATAGAGTATAACATAGAATTTTAAATGAGGTCACCCCATTCATTTATTGTAAAACCATTAAACAACAAGAGATACAACAACACCAAAGATATTGGTGGCATAGAGTTTATTGTAAGCACATCAGAAGAGGACCACAAGTTCTCTAATAGGTTTGCTGAGGTAGTTGAGACTCCTGTTGGGTATGATGGAAAAATCTCCAAGGGAGATACACTACTTGTACACCACAACGTATTCAAGTTCTATAACGATATGAAAGGGAGGCGTAAGAGTGGCAAGAGCTATTTCCAAGATGACCTATTCTTTGTAGAATTAGAGCAGTTCTACGCATATAAAAAAGATGGGACTTGGTACTCTTATGATAGGTATTGTTTTGTAAAGCCTGTACCTACAACAGAGTCCTATATATATAAACCATTTTCGGAGGAGCCACTTGTAGGATTAGTAAAGATATCCAACGACTACTTGATTAGCAAGGGTGTTAATAATGGAGATAGGATATCCTTCAAGCCTGAGAGCGAGTATGAGTTCGACATTGATGGCGAGAAGCTATACAGGATGTATGACCATCAGATAACAATGAAGCTATGAAGTTAGGATGGATTCAAAGGATATAAAATTAAAAATAATAGAAGCAGGGTATAAAGCAGTAGAGCAGCTAATAAAGGTTTCCAAGGAGGCTATTATAAAACACGACCCGGAGGATGATATCTCTGCTGACAGATTAAAGAACGCAGCAGCTACAAAGAAGTTAGCTATATTCGATGCGTTTGAGATATTGAATAGGATTGAAGCTGAGAAGGAGGCGTTAGAGTCTTTGAAGAACGGTCCTAAGAAGACAGATACAAAACAGGGATTTGCAGAAAGACGGTCTAAATAGAAACTTACATAGGGTTATAGAAGACTATATACCAAAGACAGTCCTTGTGAATAAGAACAAGGCTAAGACTTGGACGTATGGATATGACAGTAAGTATGACTTAGTTATAATATCTAAGGACGGAACGTTAGGAGATGTCATCGAGATACAGAGTCTAAGAATAGGGCTACCTGCTAAACCGAAGGAATGCTTTAAGAGACATAAGAAAAAATCTGAGCAGTATTGGGAGAGGGCAGATATACCAAAGGAATTAAATAAGATACAGTCTATATTCCAATGGAATGAGAAGCCATCTGAGTTTAAGGATAGATGGGTAGATTATATTGAGAAAGAGTTTGAGAGAAGAGAAGATGGGATGTGGTTTATGTCAAACGGTATCCCTACATATATCACAGGCTCTCACTATATGTACTTGCAATGGGCTTCTATTGATGTAGGATACCCTGACTTCAGAGAGGCTAACAGACTATTGTTCTTACATTGGGAGGCTTGCAGGGCAGACAAACGTAGCTTTGGTCAAGACTATCTAAAGATAAGACGTTCAGGTTTCTCATTTATGAGTTCATCTGAGTGTGTGAATACAGGGACACTCGCAAAGGATGCGAGGGTTGGTATGCTATCCAAGACAGGGGGCGATGCAAAGAAGATGTTTACGGATAAGGTCGTGCCAATAAATAGCAGGCTACCTTTCTTCTTTAAGCCTATTATGGATGGTATGGATAAGCCTAAGACTGAGTTAGCATTTAGGATTCCTGCATCAAAGATTACAAAAAAGAATATGTACGACACATCTACTGATGAGTTGTACGGATTGGATACCACTATAGATTGGAAGAACACAGATGATAACTCCTATGATGGGGAGAAGCTATTGCTGTTAGTCCACGATGAGAGTGGTAAGTGGTTGAAGCCAAACAATATATTAAATAATTGGAGGGTTACTAAGACCTGTCTACGATTAGGTAGCAAGGTTATTGGTAAGTGTATGATGGGTTCTACATCTAATGCATTAAAGAAAGGTGGAGAGCAGTTTAAGAAATTATATAGAGACTCTGATGTTACAAACCGTAACTCTAATGGTCAGACTAAGAGTGGACTATACTCCTTGTTTATTCCAATGGAGTGGAATATGGAGGGGTTTATAGACAGGTATGGTATGCCTGTATTCAGGACACCTGAAGAGCCTGTACTTGGGATTGATGGCGAGGAGATAACTCAGGGTGCTATCGACTATTGGAAGGGAGAGGTTGACTCTTTAAAAAGCGACCCTGATGCATTGAATGAGTTTTACAGACAGTTCCCAAGGACAGAGTCACACGCATTTAGAGATGAGAGCAAGCAGTCTATATTTAATCTAACCAAGATATATCAGCAGGTTGAGTATAACGACTCATTGATTATGGAGCACCACGTAACTCGTGGGTCTTTCTCTTGGAAGAATGGTATAAAGGATACAGAGGTAGTATTCAACCCTGACAAGAGGGGACGGTTCTATGTATCGTGGACACCAAGTAAGAACTTACAGAACAGGGTAGTAGAAAAGAATGGAGTCAAGTATCCGGGCAATGAGCATATGGGTGCGTTCGGATGTGATAGCTATGACATATCAGGAGTAGTTGGTGGAGGTGGCTCTAATGGGGCACTACACGGAAAGACTAAGTTTAGTATGGAAGATGCTCCAAGCAATCAGTTCTTCTTAGAGTATATAGCAAGACCTGATACGGCAGAGATATTCTTTGAGGATGTGCTAATGGCTTGCGTATTTTATGGTATGCCACTCCTGTGTGAGAATAACAAGCCGAGACTATTATACCATTTTAAGAATAGAGGGTATAGGGGGTTCAGTATGAACAGACCCGACAAGCCTGCTAACAAGCTCTCTAAGACAGAAAGAGAGCTTGGGGGTATACCTAACTCAAGTGAAGACGTTAAACAGGCTCACGCCTCTGCTATAGAGTCCTACATAGAAGAGCACATTGGCTTCAAGTCTGAGGACGAGATGGGCGATTGTGTATTCGTAAGAACCTTAGAGGATTGGGCAAAGTTTGACATATCGAACAGAACTAAATTTGATGCGTCTATTAGCTCAGGTTTAGCTATAATGGCAACGCAGAGGCATCTATATTTTACTGAGAAAAAAGTATCAAAAATAAAGATTAACTTTGCAAGGTATAGTAATAGAGGCAATACAAGCGAAATAATTAGATGAAAGAGGTACAAATTAATATATCATCTACAAGTTTCCCAAATCAATTTGTGTCGGATGCAGAGAAAAAAACTGTCGAGTTCGGGTTGCAGATTGGTCAGGCTATTCAGTATGAGTGGTTTAGAAAGGATGGGAACTCTTGTAGGTTTTACAGTCAATGGAGAGATTTCCAAAGATTAAAATTATATGCAAGAGGTGAGCAGTCAGTAGGTAAATATAAAAATGAGCTTGCTGTTGATGGAGATTTAAGTTATCTAAACTTAGATTGGACACCTGTACCTATACTTCCAAAGTTTGTTGACATAGTTGTTAACGGTATGCAAGACCGTATGTTCGAGCCAAAGGCATATGCACAAGATGCTATGTCTATGTCTAAGCGAAGCAAGTATCAGCAGATGATAGAAGGGCAGATGGTTGCAAAGCCTATTCTTGAGATTGTACAAGAGAAGACAGGGGTTAATCCTTTCACGATGAATCCTGATGAGCTTCCTAATACTGATGAGGAGTTGGCTTTATATATGCAGCTTAACTACAAGCCTGCAATAGAGATTGCAGAGGAAGAGGCTATAAGCACAATATTTGAAAGTAATAAGTATAACGACATAAGAAAGCAGCTTGACTATGACCTTACCGTATTAGGTATAGGATGTGCCAAGCACGAGTTCCTTCCCGGTGGAGGAGTAAAACTAAACTATGTAGACCCTGCTAATATTGTATACAGCTATACTGAAGACCCTCACTTTAAAGATTGTTTTTATTGGGGAGAGATTAAGACTGTACCTATTACTGAGCTTGTTAAGATTGACACAAGTCTAACCAATGAAGACTTAGAGACAATATCTAAATACTCTCAAAGTTGGTATGACTACTATGATGTTGCTCAATTCCAACAGAATGATATGTTCTATAAGGATACTGCAACTCTACTTTACTTTAACTATAAGACCACTAAGAAGGTAGTATACAAAAGAAAGGTAAAGGATAATGGTAATGTATCTATGGTCGAGAAAGACGATAGCTTTAACCCACCTGAAGATATGCAAGAGGAAGGGAAATTTGAAAAGGTTTCTAAGACTATTGATGTATGGTATGAGGGTGTTATGGTTATGGGTACTAACATTATACTCAAGTGGGATATGATGGAGAATATGGTACGACCACAGTCTGCCACTCAACACGCTATACCTAACTATGTATGTGTTGCACCAAGAATGTACAAGGGAGTTATTGAGTCTTTAGTTAGAAGGATGATACCATTCGCTGACTTGATTCAGATTACTCACCTAAAACTACAGCAGGTTATATCACGGGTTGTACCTGATGGTGTATTTATTGATGCAGATGGTCTAAGTGAAGTAGACTTAGGTACGGGAGCAGCATACAATCCTGAAGACGCTTTGCGACTATACTTCCAAACGGGTAGTGTAATCGGAAGGAGCTATACAGGAGATGGAGAGTTTAATAATGCAAGGGTTCCTATTCAGGAGCTAAACTCTAATTCGGGTGCATCCAAGACTCAGATGCTTTTAACTAACTACAATCACTACCTAAACCAAATAAGAAATGTAACGGGACTTAATGAGGCAAGAGACGGAAGTTCTCCTGACCCTAATGCATTAGTAGGATTGCAGAAGTTAGCAGCATTAAACTCTAACGTAGCTACAAGGCATATACTACAAGGTAGCCTATATATATGTAGGAGTCTATCTGAGGCTATAACATACAGAGTAGCTGATATCCTTCAATACTCTGATTTTAAGGATGAGTTTATAAATCAGATTGGCAAGTACAATGTGTCTATACTAAGTGATATAAAGGACTTATATATATATGACTTTGGAATATTCATCGAGATGTCTCCTGATGAAGAGCAGAAGGCAATGCTTGAGCAGAATGTTCAGATGGCTTTGTCTAAGGGAGATATAAACCTTGAGGACGCTATTGACATTAGAGAGATACGAAATCTTAAACTCGCCAATCAATTGCTAAAGGTTAAGAGAATATCTAAGCAAGAGAGAGAGGAGAAGATGGCTATGCAGCAGCAGCAGATGCAAGCTCAACAGCAGGCTCAGTCTCAGCAGTTAGCAGCACAGGCAGCTCAGATGAAGATACAGGCAGAGACTCAGGCTAAGATGCAGTACAGACAGGCTGACGTAGCATTCGAGATTGAGAAGATGAAGAACGAGGCTATGTTGAAATCTCAGTTGATGGATAAAGAATTTCAACTTAATCTTCAATTAGCACAGATGAACTCACAAGCGTTATCTGATAGAGAGTCTTCAAGAGAGGATGCTAAGTCAAACAGAATTAGCCAACAGAATACAGAGCAAAGCAAGTTAATTAACCAAAGAAAGAATAATCTACCTCCATTAAACTTTGAATCAAACGAGGATAGCTTAGATGGTTTTGACTTTGCTGAGTTTAACCCAAGATAATGAGCAAAAAAAACTATAATATATTTTGCCTAAATTTGCAAACAATTAAATCAAACACATAATGGAATTTAAAGTTAAAGCGGTAGAAGTCGGAGAAGAGAAGTCAACTCAAGAAATAGAAAGAGAATTACTTGAGAAGCACGAGGAAAAATTAAACCAAGAGGGAGCACCTGATGTTGAGGTTCAAGAGACACCAAAGGTAAACCTTCAAGTTGAAGAAACTCCTCAAGTAGAGGAGCCGACTAAAGAAGTAGAAACACAATCTCAGGAGGCTACGCTAACTGAGGAAGACGTTCTTAAATTTATTGGTAATAAATACGGAAGAGAAATCAATTCACTTGATGAGTTCAATCAAGCGAGAGAGGAGAGCGACCCTCTCCCTGAAGATGTATCCAAGTATTTACAATACAAAAAAGATACAGGTCGTGGCATTAATGATTTTATGCAATTGCAAAAGAATTATGATGACGCAGAGCCTGAGCAACTGCTACGAGATTATCTTAGTGCAACCGAGAAAGGGTTGGATGCAGAAGACATTGACATTCTTATGGAGGATTATTCCTATGATGAGGACATTGATGACGATAGCTACATTAAGAAAACCAAGTTAGCAAAAAAGAAGACAATTGCTAAAGCCAAAGACTACTTTGCAGAGCAACAGGAAAAATACAAAGTTCCTCTCGAGTCGAGAAGGGATGGTCTTCCTGATAGCGAAGCGAAAGAGTTGGAGGAATATAGACAATATATAGCTGACGCTAAGACGATAGATGAGCAAAACTCTCGCAAGAGAGAGGTGTTCTCGAAAAAGACAGATGACGTATTCAACGAGTTCAAAGGTTTTGAGTTCAAATTAGGCGAAGACAAATCTATTTCTTTTTCACCGGGAGATGCTGCTGAACTTAGAAAGAGTCAATCAGACCCCTCAAACTTTATTAAAAAGTTTTTGGATGAAGATGGAATCATAAGTGATGCGGAGGGATACCACAAGTCTTTAGCAATGGCGATGCATCCTGACAAGTTTGCTAAGTTCTTTTACGAACAAGGCAAGAGTGCTTCGGCAGATGAGCAGATGAGGAAAATGAAAAATGTCAATATGACAACTCGCTCTGCTCCTGAAGTAACACAAGCGAAATCAGGTATGCAAATTAAATCTTTGAACAATGACTCAGGTCGTGGTTTAAAGATTAGGAAAAGATAATTAATAAAAAAGTTTAACATTTAAAAAAAAAAGAAAAAAAAATTATGGCAGTATTACCGACCCCCGGTTTTGATTTACAACCGAGTGCTCAACAAGTACCGTTGAGTACAAATTACATCACTAACTTCGACTTCTTGAATCAGTATCTTCCTGATACCTACGAGAAAGAATTCGAGCGTTATGGAAACAGAACAGTATCCTCATTCCTTAGAATGGTTGGAGCTGAAATGCCTTCTAACTCAGACCTTATCAAATGGGCAGAGCAAGGAAGATTACACACTAAGTACGTTGATTGTGCTTCAGGTTCAGCAGCCGGAGTTAGCAACGCAACTATCACAGTAAGTGACCCACTTGTACCCAACCGAGGTACTATTGGCTTAACAGCAGGTGGTATTGCAGTACGAGTTGGACAGACAGTTTTGATTTCTGACAACGCAGGTTTAGCAGGTTCTAACAAAGGTATCGTAACATCAGTTAACACAGCAGCAGGTACATTTGCAGTAGCTTACTACGAAGCATTAGGACAGAGTTATGCGGCTACAGATACTCTTACTGTATTTATCTATGGTTCTGAGTTCAAAAAAGGAACTGAAGGAATGGATGGTTCATTAGAATCTGACGACTTCATCTTCGAGAACAACCCAATCATCATCAAAGATAAATACGCAGTATCAGGGTCTGATATGGCACAAATTGGATGGGTTGAAGTAACTACTGAAAATGGAGCAAACGGATACCTATGGTACTTAAAGTCTGAGCACGAAACTCGTTTACGTTTTGATGACTACTTAGAGACTGCAATGATTGAAGCAGTTCCGGCAGCAGGTGCTGTAGCAGGTGGTGCAGCAGCTTTAGGATTTAAAGGTTCTGAAGGTATATTCTACGCTGTTAACAACCGAGGAAACGTATATGGTGGTGGACACCCAACTACTCTTCTTCAGTGGGATAGTATTATCTCAAGACTTGACAAGCAAGGTGCGATTGAAGAGAACGTAGTATTTGTTAACAGAGATTACTCTTTTGACATTGACGATATGTTAGCTCAACAATCAAGCAACGCTGCCGGTGGTGTATCTTATGGTCTATTTGACAATGAGAAAGATATGGCATTGAACTTAGGTTTCACAGGATTCCGTAGAGGATATGACTTCTACAAGTCTGATTGGAAATACCTAAACGACCCAACTATGCGTGGTGGATTAGCAAGTGACGGAGTCGATGGACTATTAGTTCCTGCCGGTTCTACTTCAGTATACGACCAAGTAATGGGTAAAAACGCAAAGCGTCCATTCTTGCACGTTCGATACAGAGCTTCTGAAACTGAAGACAGACGTTACAAAACGTGGATTACAGGTTCAGCAGGTGGAGCACAAACTTCAAGCTTAGATGCTATGGAAGTACACTTCTTATCTGAGAGAGCTGTATGTACGTTAGGTGCAAACAACTTCTTCTTATTCAAAGACTAAGAAGTAAATTAATAATGGGATGGGGCTACATATGTAGCCTCTCCCTTTTTTTTAAGAATTAAATTAGAATTAAATGAAAAATAAAAACAAAGTATTTGAAGCTAAGTCTTACAGGCTTACAAGAGATGTAGCACCTTTATCTTTTATGCTACCGACACAAAACAGTAGAAGATTCCCATTAATGCATTTTGACGAAGATACAGGTATTAACCGAGAGCTTCGATATGCACGAAACCAAAAGACCCCATTTGTGGATGAGCAGGATGGAAATGCCATTCTCGAACCCGTAGTATTTGAAGATGGGCTACTTCACGTTGGAAAAGAAAACCAAGTATTGCAACAGTTCTTACACTACCATCCCTTAAACGGAGTGAAGTTTATCGAGGTAAACAAGGCTAAGGATGCCACAGAAGAGGTAGACTACCTATTAGTTCAAGCAGACGCATTGATAGAGGCTAAGTCACTTAGCTTAGAACAGCTTGAGAATGTATGTCGTGTACTCTTTGGTATGGATACATCAAAGACATCCACCGCAGAGATGAAGCGAGACATATTAGTATTTGCTAAGAACAATCCAAGTGACTTCTTAGATGTTATAACAGACCCTGAGCTACAGTTAGTAGGAACGGTTCAAAGATTCTTTGACCAAGGGCTATTAACATTTAGAAAAAGTAACAAAGAGGTATGGTTTAATTTATCTTCCAATAAAACAAAGTTATTAAATGTACCTTTTGGAGAAGAAGGTATAGATTTAGTTGTCTCTTATATGAAGAGCGATGATGGTATAGATATATTAAAACACCTTGAATCACTATTAGACTAACAAGTTACTCTACCAATATACAAAGACTCCGCAAAAATGTGGGGTCTTTTTTTTTGCCTATCTTTGTAATAAAATAAGAGCAGATGATTAACTCGGTCCGACAGACGGTAATGTCTGTATTGAACAAAAATAATTACGGGTACATAACCCCATCTGATTTCAACTTGTTTGCAAAGCAAGCTCAGTTAGATATCTTTGAGAATTATTTCTATCAGTACAACTACCAATTAATGAAAGAAAATGCCCGTCAATCAGGAACGGGTTACGCAGATATTACGAAAGGTATAGAGGAGGTGATAGACTCTTTCTCAGTAACGCTACCATTGCTACAGAACGCAGGTAGTCAGTATTTCTTACCATCTCCAACAACAACTAACAATAGCTACTATCTTATTAACAAGGTATTAATCTATACTAATCAATTGGCAAGTGGTACTACAGATACAGTTAATGCAACATTTACGCTTGTAGACGACAATTTAGCAGACTTTATAGCAAGTGGTGTATCAGTAGGAGACATCGTGTCAACGGTAACAAATAACGTTACATACAATACTATAGTGGCATCTGTGAACAGCCCTACTCAGTTAACAGTAGGAGCTACGTCAGGCGTAAATGTATGGGATGTAATTGGTAAGACTTATAATATATATAGGGCATCAGACATAAAGGAAGCAGAGAAGGTAAGCAATAGCAAGATTACTATGCTAAGTAATTCTATCCTTACTGCACCAAACCTAACATTCCCTGCATACGCACAGGAGGGTGACTTCTTGGATTCTTATCCAAATACGATAAGTAATATAGGGCAGTTGATTTCTCAGTACATTAGATTCCCATTTGCACCTAAGTGGACATTCATAACATTAGCAAGTGGAGAGCCTGTATTTGATTCAGGAAGTGCTGACTATCAAGACTTTGAGCTACCATTGGACGATGAGGTTAACTTGGTTAACAAGATTCTACAATACGCAGGTATGTCGATTAGAGAGATTCAGGCAGTACAGTTTGCACAGGCTGAGGACAACGAGAATACAGCATCAGAAAAATAACATATGGCATATATATCACAATATCAATACTACGAAAATGGAGGGGCAAGCCCTGAAGATGAAAATTGGGGTTCATACCAATATGTTTCTTTAGAGGATATAGTAAATAATTTTATGTTAATGTACGCAGGGAACCACTCATTGGTAAACAACGAGCCTCGCTACAAGGTATTGTTCCACGCAAAGAGGGCGATACAAGAATTAAACTATGACGCATTTAAAGAGAGCAAGATATTAGAACTAAATGTTGGGGCACAGCTTAGGTATGTGCTACCATCGGACTATGTAAATTGGATTAGAGTGTCAATGTACCGTGATGGTCTATTGATGCCATTGACTGAAAACATTCAGACCAATTGGTCAAGTGCATACCTACAAGACAATAACGATAGGATACTATTCGATATAGACGGTAACGCATTAAGCCCTCAGAACTCAAACTTAGACCAAGATAGATTAGATGGGACTAAGCAGTCTATATACCTAAACCAAAACTCTGAGTATTATGGGAGAGCAGGTTGGAATATTGATGGGGCTTGGTACTTTGACTATGGGATAGGTGCTCGATACGGATTGAATACAGAGACTGCAAATGCAAACCCTACATTTAAGATAGATGCCAAGGGTGGTGTAATAAACTTTAGCTCAGGTATTGAGGGAGAGCTTATTGTGCTTGAGTATGTGTCTGATGGTATGGAGAATGGAGACGACAGCAAGGTAACTGTTAATAAGTTATTTGAAGACTTCATCTACGCTTACATTGAGTATGCTATATTAAATAGCAAGGTAGGTGTTCAAGAGTATGTCGTAAGGAGAGCACAGAAGAGAAAGACGGCATTACTTAGAAACGCAAAAATAAGAATTAGCAATATACATCCGGGAAGATTATTAATGAATCTAAGAGGAAGAGATAAGTGGTTAAAATAATATGGCGAATATTCAAAGAAACTTTATAGCAGGTAGGATGAACAAATCAGTCGATGAGCGACTCGTTCCAAACGGGGAGTACATTGATGCATTAAACATTCGTATGGGTTCAACAGAAGGCTCTGAGATAGGTGTACTTGAGAACTCTAAAGGGAATACTCAGCTAACAACTTTACAGTACGATGGTACTCCGCTATCTGCTAACGCAAGGTGTATAGGAGCATTTGATGATGGAGCCAATGAGACTATGTATTGGTTTATACACGACTCAGACTTTAATCAAGGTAAACTTGATATGGTAGTGTCCTATAATGTAAACACTACTGTAGTTGTATACCATCTAATAAGTATAAATGATGGAAGTGGTAGTGGTAATACCACACTAAACTTCAATCCTGAGTACCTAATAACAGGCGTAAATAAAGTTGAGGACTTGTTATTCTTTACAGATAACCTTAAT